ACGGAGACAAAGAAACAAGATAACCGGTCTATGAGGGTGACAAAAGACAGCAGGTTTCTGCAAAAAAGTCAAAATGAAGTCTGTAAGATCTGGAAATGTTATTAAATATTTGGCACCTGCCGACAAGGTCGACCCCCAATATGCACGGGCTTTCTTTGACTCCAATGGAGGTGCAACTCCCAGTTTAACCATTGAACAAAGTACATACACTCTTGACCAGACTCGCGGGATCATCCATGAAGGAATAATGAGAGGTACACTGAGAGTTCAGCATGTAATTCGGTATCTTTATTTGGTTGGGGGGAACATCACTGCCCGACTGGAGGATCAATGGGAGTCACATGGAGTGGTAATTGGAAACCAAGGTGATATTGTTAATCCATTTGCAATGTATCAAGTTACACTGGATAATCAAAATACAATTGATGCTACTGGGAGCCCAAATGTAGATGCCGATCAAGATTTGTGGATGACTCTTTATTTGCTTTTTGTTTATAGATACTCTCGTGTGAGCAACACCAATTATCAAGGAGCTTTAATGGATCGCTTCAAAGTGCAAGTAGTCTCCGCTTATCCTAATCCAGGAGCCTTCCAAACACCTAAGGGTGTTTACAAATCATGGCTGAATAACAAAAACTATACAAAAATTGTTGCCGGCTTTGATATGTTCTTTTGCAAATTCCCAAAGCATGATGCAGCATTTCTGAGATTTGGAACCGTCACATCAAGGTTCAGGGACTGCGCTGCATTGATGGCACTTAACCATTTGAGGACAACAGCAAAAATGGAGGGAGATGAAATCTTCGGATGGATGTTCCTTCAACAGCTGGAAGATGAAGCATACATGCTGATGAAAGAAGATGAAGAACTTGACAAAGTTGACTCATACACACCATACATGATGGATATGGGATTGAGCCTCAAATCTCCATATTCTGCAACAGCATGTCCATCCATTTATACTTGGTGCCATTTTATTGGGTCCTGGTTGGTTTCCACCCGATCTCGCAATGCACGCATGATCTCTGATGCCGGGATTGCCGAACTGAGATCTAATGCAGCAATTGTTGCATTTGTGTATTCGAAGAATTACAATTACCAGATTCGCTTCACCGACAAGGATGACATCATTGATGGCACCAATCCTATCAATGACATGGATGATGAATATGATTCATCTGATGAGAGCTCAATGATGTCTATCAGTGCCCTTCCCAAGTCCAGGGATCCTTTGGAATGGTTCTGTTACCTTAAGGGGATGCAGTTCCAGACTCCACGTGAGATTCAAATCTTCATTACGCTGGAAGCACAGAAGATGCATAATATGAGAGCTGGCTCCATTGGCAAGCACCTGCATGAGGCTTATGCTTAAACCAGAAAAAAATCAGCAGGGATCTGCACAATGGATAGAGTTAAAAAACTTCAGAGCTTCGGTGCAGGGATCAATTGGGAGGGCATAGATACCAGTCTTAGCTCTTCCAAAGATGATGATTTGGAAGATGACCCTACTGTGTTTCCCGAAATGGAACCTCAACATAGTGGCGATACAGATTGGGCTGATGCAGTGCTTAACCCCAAGGAGCTCCCTCCATCGTTGGAAGAAAAGAAAAGGGATGACAATTTTCATCAGATTGGAGAGATTAGATTGCCTAACCATCTCACAGCTTCTGAGGAACTTGACCTTGTCAATGATATTGAGCGCTTCATTTCACAAATAGGAGGGAATTTTGTTTATGAGATGAGAAGTTATTCCAAATCAAAGAGAGTACTTGCAATTTCTGAGAAACTTACCGGAAAATGTACACCTGCAAAAACTATCCCGATTCCTCCTGACCCACCTGGACCCAAAGAGATTGCAGAAGCCCAACTAAAAGGCCCACTTTTCGAGGTACTGAAGGACCTTGATGATGGCTTGACTGTCAAGAAGAGATCTGGAGGAACTGCAAAATTGTATGCTTCATCTCTTGATGCTGATCTTGATAAGCTTGATGTCACCCGCATCTACACGGATAAAAAGTCAGCATTTAAAGCAATCCTAAAGTGCTCTCCTAAACGCCAATTCATTAGCAGCATGTTTGTCTTCCCCTATTGAAAAAAATCAGCAGGGTTCCTGCAAAATGGAGTTCTTTGTGAGTCTTGGGCTCTCATTCAGCTCCACAAAAAAGAACATCACCCTGGAGGACATTGATCTGATGATAAAGAAGATGGTTGTACGAACCCATCAAATTCATGGCTTACCGGTAGATTTGGGAGGACTGTTAATCAACCTGTTGTGGGAGCACACTGATTTCCGTACTGATTGCAGGGGGAATTTGATGGGATATGGATACTTGGAGGCATCATTGTCCACACCTGGTACGTTGGTCCAAGTTGATCTCATGGATAAAACTTTCTGTATTCATGATGGATGGGAACATGATGATTTGGGAATCATTGATCAGGTTGATTATAAAGTTTGTGTGTATCCATCTCCAATGGAAGATCCTGTCCCCATTATGGAGTACTGGATTCCTGTTGATGTCAGCTACGGGAATTATTTAAGAAGGAACCCTGACATTGTTGCAAACCTGTATGGCTTCAAGCATCTCATCAGCCTGTGCTACTAAACAGTCTTACACTTCACCCTCAGCTTAAAGCATAACCAGAAAAAAATCAGCAGGCATCATGATGAACCTGCATATAATCGGGCGGGTGGAGTTCTCTCTACCAGCTGCACTAAGTCTCACACCTAACATTTGGAAAATACAGAAACAAAATGTATCTGAGTACCGGCGATTGGCTGGACTAACTCAAGATGTTGCAGGGCTGGCAATGAGTTTCCTATACTCAAAATTGCGCCCTCGACTCATCCCGGGAGGTTTAATCGCCTTTGTTGGTGATTACAATTACTCTACCAGATTCCCCAATCGATTTGCAAATGTCCGGAACCTACGTTCCACTCTACAAGATTCACACTTTATCATCCAGATAAGTGGATTTAATCTTGATGTCAAGTTCTCTATGAGTTTATTCACACAGGAGACGATGATTGGAATGGACTACCACCTTGTCTATGGAGAAGATGATTACCAGACAAATATGGCTCACAGAACACTTGATCAGGATGCTAAAACATTCGGATTTGGGTATGTTATGCAAGTTATTCCGATGCCGAATTTTCTGAATTGAAAAAAACTAGCAGGCATCATGATCCTGCAAATTCAGCTGTCCATCCATGTGGATGTGCCAGCGGGAAAATATGATGCCAGATATGCTCGGAGATTGGCGTTCTACCTTGTTAACAGAGTGGCCCAAGAAAACAATATCCCTCGGGATATTGCAGGTATTGCAGTTTCTTTTTTAATGTCTCAAGTCTCTCTTATCCACACCTCAACTGATTTTGATTACCTTTGTGGGTCTATCGATGTCAACTTAGACATCCCATCTAATGCTCGTGCTCAGGTCCCTTGTCTTCGAGAGCTGATCACAATCAATTCTCCTGTCTTCATCGGTGATGAGACTATCCACCCAACTCTTTGGGGATCTATTTCATATCCTGCCCTAGGAACAGGAGTTCGCCCTTGGGAAGCGTGGTACACCGATAGGAGATGTTTTATCCCGTCTAACTTGCGTCTGGAAATTGAGGATTTGGCCTATGATTTCAAATTTGAATACATATTGGATTAATCCCCAGAAAAAAATCAGCAGCAATCATGCTGAAACTCTTCAAAAAGAAGAGGTCCAAGGACCTCAAATCTCAAAGTGAAAACTCCCTTTGGTCTTACAATCCATCCGTTTATGATGAAGAACTCCCTGGGTATTCCCAAGGCCCATCTTTGTTTCTTCCATCTGCACCGGAAGAAGAACCTACTGTCTCTAAGTCGGATTTTACAGAAAGGGTTTATGATGTCGAGGGGGAATTTGAGATTCGGACAAAATTACAAATAACATCTGTGGCAGGTATAATTGGAATCTTGGAGGAGCTGTTGGACAAATATCAGGGATCTGTGGCTTACCGACCCCTCTTAATGAGCAACATCCTATTGATGGCATTCCATGTTGGGAGAAAAGGAGTTGACAACAACATCAATACTTACAACTGTGAGATTTGCTACCCAATCAGTTACCAGTTATCTTCTCGGTACCCGAAACTGAGAGAGAGAATTGATTATTCATTGTCAACTCGATTCAAGAGAGGCAAAGCTGATATCTTCCTCAACATCAAATGCAAGATGACACCCACTAATAAGAGAGGAGTGTCTTACTTTGATGTTTATCGCTCACCTATGGCCAACGGGGCAGATCCACCAAATTTTGATGAGGTTGGGGGAATTTTTGGGATAAATGTCATCCATGAGCTATCTGAGATTGTTTTTAATTAGGTCAGGGGAATCAAGTTAAACGAGAAAAAAACTAGCAGGGTTAAACCCTAACTTACAAAATGTTTCCTCTAAGTACAGTTCTACTTCCTATGCTGTTCTCACATGTCCAGAGTTGGACACATGATGTGGGGAGAGATTACATTCATAGACCACATAATCCAGATTGGTTTGACAATGTGATATCATTTCCAACAGAATGTTACACTGATTGGACTTTAGTGAGGGCTCATGAGATAAAGTGTCCTTCTTTGAGCTCAATCAATTTGGATGATAAATTGTCATTTAAGCTTGGAACTGTGATGCACCCGTTACCCAACAATAAATACACTGTTGATGGTTACATCTGCCACAAGCAGCAATGGATTTCAAAGTGTGAGGAAACATGGTATTTTTCAACCACGGAAACAAACTCAATTGAAAATCTTCCTATTGGGGCCACTGAATGTATGGAGGCCATCACAGTTTATGAATCAGGGGAATACAATAATCCGTTTTTTCCTCCATTTTATTGCTCTTGGTGCTCCACCCAGATAGATCAAAAAACTTTTATTGTTATTGAAGAGCACACAGCTCAAGAAAATATATACAATGCGTCATATATTGATCCAATGTTCGTTGGGGGGAAATGTAGTTCAAATCTATGCAAGACAATTCATCCAGATGTGTTGTGGGTAGCAAAGAGAGAAGAAATTCGCCGGGATGCGTGTAATCGGAAAACGTGGGAAACAGGTGACGTTTATGGATTGGTCGAAGAGAAGAAATTTGACAATGACCAGAGAGATTTTGGCATAGGAGAGCAATGGATTAGAAGTTCCATCTACGGGGTCCGGAGACTTGATGGGTCATGTTACAGTAAAATATGTGGGCAATTCGGGATAAGGTTCAATACTGGTGAATGGTGGGGTTTGGACGGTCAAGGTGTGAAAATCTGGCTCAGGAAAATCTTGAAACCATGTCAAGGAGGGTTGAGAATCAGCTTTCATCATGACAACCATGATGAAACCATGGCTATTGCCCACTCAGTTGCTAGAGAGGTGACCTGTGAAGAAGTTACGGGCCGAATTTTAAATCAAGGGTTCATATCAGCATTTGACCTAGCTTATCTAAACCCGTTAAATCCAGGAAGGGGGAATGTGTATCGTGTTTTTAAAAGAGTTATCAAAGGTCGGCATGCTGATGAGCAATATGAGTATAAAATGGAAAAGAAGTATTGTATGTATCGGACACTTCATAATGTTAGTGATGTAATCAATCAAACAAGAGGGAAATTTCTCTTGGGATACTTCTTTGATGGATCACCGTTCTATCTTAATCAGAGTGATTTTGAGGGTGCAGGAAAGTATGGAAATGAGAGAAATACTAGCAGAGATGGCTGGTTTTTATTGACGTATGCCGGATTGACTAAATTTCAGCAAACATTATATACAAATGAAGGTGTGAGCAATAGTCAAGCTGCACTCAGAAATCTTCATGACCCAGGACGATTGGCTTTGGCAGAAGAAACAGAAATTCCGAATGTTAGAGATCAAATGGATTTGGCCAATAAAGTTTACAACTCTTGGTTCAAAATGAACACCACCTCTGTGGGGGAACGGATTACGACATTCATCAATAATGCAAAAAGTGCTGTCTCCAATTACTTCTCACAATTGACAAATGTGATATGGTGGGTAGGGACTGGAGCAATTGGCTTAATAGTTGTGATTTTAGGGAGACGATTTTATAGGTACAGAAAGTCATCTAAACCGCCAGCACTCCCGAAACGCTTAGATTCAGTAGAGACCCAATCCACACATATATATGAACCAGTCCGCTCTCCGCAACCAGTGGCTCGTGGGAATCAAGGCCATCCGTTCTTTTCTTTCTGATGGTTTTAAAGGATATTGAAAAATTTGGAAATAATATCAAAAATGCAATTGTTGGTGCTTTTCACGAGACAAAAAATGTCTTCAATGTAATTGGAAATTATTTGAAGTTGGGTGGGTATGTGATTATCATCATTTTATCAATGATCGTGATAATTAAGGTTGTGAAGACTTTGATAGCAATTGGAAAATGTGTCAAAAGCTGCTTCTGTTCTACGCGAAAACTCATTAAAAAAGTTAAAAAAGCACCAAGAAAAGCAAAGATTCTAAAGCGCATATCTGGACATACCAATAGGCATAGGTTTAAGTAAACCAGAAAAAAACTAGCAGGCATCATGGAGCCTGAAAATGAAGATTTTGAAGATACCTATGATCAATGGGAAATTGGGGAAGAAATTGGAGATGAACTCCAAGATGATTGGTATGAGGTTATTGATTCAATGGAATTCCTAAATCAGTTTGATTACAATCTCAATTCACCGATAATCAATGATCACCTAGAGGAAATCGAGAAATTTTTGCACAACAAGGATTACAATCCTGTTTTTTACAAAACTACCTGGCCAGATGTCAAAGAAGTGTTTAAAAGAGCAAACTTAACTCTCTCTTTTAATGCCAACTGTGACTGGAAATACCATTCTTTTATCTTTTTAGATCTAAAAGATGGGTACAAAGCTCATAAGAAGGGAATATTTCTTCCTCTCGTGAGAAAAGTTCTTGAGTCATCAAAATCAACCGGTATAATAATCGAAACTTTCTTTCGGGCTTGGGCACACCTCCAATTAGATTTAGATGAGGTTTACAGCAGTTCGAAGCTGGACAATTTGCCTACTGAGTTTCTCTATTGGGGTGATATATTTCTATCATTGCACCTGATTGTCTTGCATCTTAATGTGACCGGGGACAGAGAAGCAAAACAGCTGAGTGATACATTTAAAAGTCGGATCATTAAGACTTCCACAGGTTTAATTGGATTTGTCTACAACTCTCTGATGCATGGGGTTGTTTACATAATTGGTGGTTATTGCTATTTCAAAAACGGTGGGACATTGTTAGATAGAAACATGATTCTAATGGAGAAAGATATTTGCATCTCACGGGTCCAAGTAGCTATGTCCTTGTTGTACAAACAGGGTGATCTCTACCAGAACTGTGAAGCTATCAAAAAATTGCTGAATTTGTACTTGCTGGGAGATGAGTATCTAAGAGCTACTAAAAATGTTGGATATGATGGTGTTAAACTTATTGAACCTATTTGTAATCTAAGACTATGCCAATTGGCTAGGGAATATAGACCAAAAATCCCTGAGTTTGTGGATTTCCGAAATCATGTTTACACCTCTGTGCAAGAAAAAGATGACCCTACTCATCTTCTTAGCTCTTTCATGAACAACATCTTGTCGGAGACAAAAGTGGACCAAGTTTTAGTTTACTACTCTGTGTTCCGACATTGGGGTCACCCTGACATTGACTATTTAGAAGGATTGGAAAAACTACATGCTCAAACCACTATGGAGAAAAATATAGATGATGACTATGCGCAGGCCTTGGCTTCTGATCTAGCATATAAGATCTTGAAAAAGAAATTTTTTGAGAAAAAGAAATGGTTTGTGGACAAAACAAAGTTACCAGAGGATCACCCCTTTTACAATCATGTGGATTCCAACACTTGGCCTAACCAATATCAGATACAACAATTCGGTGACAACTGGCACAAACTGCCCATTGACCAAATATATGATTTACCGGATGTCATAGACCCCTCCTTAATTTACTCGGACAAATCCCACTCCTTGAATAGAAGTGAGGTGCTGGAGTGGATCAGATCAAACCCTAATAACCCGATCCCAACAAGAAGAGTTCTCCAGACACTATTGGAAAAGCCAGAGACCAACTGGGTTGAGTTCCTCAAAAGAATCAATGATTACGGGTTAGACCTAGATAGCTTGATTATAGGATTGAAAGCCAAAGAGAGAGAAATGAAAAGAGTAGGGAGGTTCTTCTCATTAATGTCTTGGGAACTCCGAGAGTACTTTGTATACACTGAATATCTCATTAAAGAGTATTTTGTCCCACTCTTTAAGGGTTTAACAATGGCAGATGATCTCCAGGAGGTCATGAAGAAAATGCTGGAAAATGTCAGTGGACAAGGACTTGACACATATGATTACATCTCAATTGCAAACCATGTGGACTATGAGAAGTGGAATAATCATCAAAGATATGAGTCAAACTGTTACATTTTTAAAGTGATGGGGATGTGCTTTGGGCTACCCAACTTGTTTGTTCGATCTCATGAATTCTTCCAAAAAAGCATTATTTACTATAACCAAAGACCCGATTTGATGACTCCATTAGATGAAACCTTGTTGAATAAAGACCCAAATTCTTTGGTTTGTTGGGACGGGCAAGCTGGAGGGTTGGAGGGCTTGAGGCAAAAAGGATGGTCAATTGTGAATCTGCTTGTGATTGAAAGAGAATCAAAAATCCGAAACACTCTAGTCAAGGTCTTAGCCCAAGGAGACAATCAAACCATCAGTACATGTTATGAGCTAGCAACGACATATACAGATGAAGAAGAAGCATCAGAGATTAACAAGATAATTCAAAACAATAATGCTGTAATGAATGCAATTAGGACTGGGACAACAAAATTGGGGTTATTGATTAATGAGGATGAGACCATGGTATCTGCTGATTACCTTAATTATGGGAAAGTCCCGATCTTCAGAGGTATCATTAGAGGACTGGATGCCAAGCGGTGGGCAAGAGTGAATTTTGGAAACAATGATCAGGTCCCATCACTTGGGAACATGCTTTCATCTGTTGCAACTAATGCATTAACCGTATCCCACTTCTCTGTCCAGCCAATAGATTCTATGGTTCTCCACAATTTATTCGGAAACTTCACAATCGAATTATTAAAGTTGTACAATCCTGCATTGAGAAGTCCTCTACACAATAAAATCAAAGATGCACAATGGATAGATATGAGGGAATTTAAAATTCTTGTATTGTATCTGGATCCATCTCTAGGGGGTATTGGAGGGACATCATTAACACGATTTCTGATCAGAATGTTCCCTGACCCAGTCACAGAGTCTCTAGCTTTTTGGAAGTTCATACATGACAACACCCAAGATAAAATGATAAAACAACTGGCCATCTCCTGTGGATATCCCATATTGGAAGATTTCCAACCACATCATATTGACAAATTGATAGAGAACCCTGTTGGGTTGAATATCTCTCGAGGAATCTCTGCCGTTAATTTGTTAAAAAATCAAGTTAGACAAAATTTAGTTCAGAATAGATCAAAGATCCTCAATACAATCATCAGATCATCGTTAGATTACATTGATCAAGAGGAGACAACTTTGTACGCTTGGGCTCGGTCAATTCGCCCATTGTTCCCTCGATTCATGAGTGAGATGATTAATGCCACATACTATGGAATCACCAACTCAATCGTGGGATTGTTCCAGAATTCAAGAACTATTCGGAATCAGTACAAAACAAGGTATGCAAAGAGAATTGATGATGTCATTTGCATCAGTGAAATAATTGGAATAGCTAGTATGATCAGAATTGCCAAACGAGCATTAGCTGCAGAAAATAATATTTGGGAATGCTCATCAACACATGCTGATGAGCTGCGTTTAAATTCATGGGGCACTCCAGTCCTTGGTACCACCGTTCCTCATCCCTTGGAGTTGTTGAATCAAGCTGATAATTTGTCTAATTTGTGTGGAGGATGTAAGGCGAGCGGGTCGTACTTGTCAGTTATGATTCCAAAAGGACTCAGAAACACCAGAACCGTTAAGGGTCCTTATCCCCCTTACCTCGGCTCCAGAACATCAGAGACCACTTCATTGATTCAACCCTGGGATAAGGAAACCAACATCCCGTTGCTTAAGAGAGCGGTAAAATTACGCAATGCCATTTCTTGGTTTATAAAGCCCGAAAGCACACTCGCTGCAAGCATCTTAAATAACTTAGAATCCTTGACAGGGGAGGACTGGTCATCATTTCATACAGGATTCAAGCGGACTGGGTCAGCTTTACATAGATTCACATGTTCAAGGCAATCAAATGGTGGCTTCAGTGCAAGCTCTCCCACCAATTTAACATGGATGATTTGTACAACAGACACAATGGAGGCTTTGAATGAGAAAAATTATGACTTTATGTTTCAGTCATTGATCATATATGCGCAAGCAACTGCTTCCGTCTGCTGGGATCTACGAGATGACCCTATCAATGTCCATTTTCATGTCTCCTGTGGAAAATGTATTAGGGAAATTGAAGAACCATGGTTGGAATCGGAATGGGAGCTTCTTCTCCCTGATGTTCATTACCTTTTAGGGTCATGGAGACCAGACCCCAATGCATCCTGGGGATCCTCCAAGGTTAGAATGCCGATTACAGAAGGAAATTGGGAAAAAGTCCCCCAATCGGAGAAATCATTCCATATTGGGCATGTTATTGGATTCCTTTTTACAGATATGTTTCTCAGTCATTCAAAGCATGTAGAAGACAGCTCTTTGTTCCCCCTTGGGATCCGGGGGAAGTTGTTTCCCCCAACTTTTTTTGAGGGATTGTTTTTAGGAGTTCAAAGGGCTTGTGCTTTGCAACTTATTCATCGGCGAAATCTCATTGAATTAAAAAAGCCAAAAATTGCACAATGGGGACTGAGTTTTTACGTCTTAGAAAACCTGTGTGAATCCACAGGGTTTTTGAATCTTCTCCGAGATGGTCCTCTTTATCAGGAAATCATAAATCAACCACATAAGCTCCCTTCTTCGTATCCCTTAAACAATCGAGATTTAGGTTTAATTGGGAGATCTTACTTGAAAACTCTTTTGGTTCGATGGTTTTCGGGGCAGATCAAATTGGATTTTAACAAGAAAATCTGGCTATTTGCAGATCTACAATCCCATGATATCATTGGATCAATGTCTATATCTTTGGAAGCGTTAAAACTGGTCATGACATCAAAGCAAAATTTGCAGTTCCGGAACTCCGTTAGGAAGATCCAGGAGATCTATGTGAATGTGAAGAATGAGAAGTGGGAGGTTATAAATGTTCCGGAGTTGACAAAAAATATTATCACATCTCCGCAAGAGTTAAGACATGCAGTGAAATTTGGGGTAACAATCCAAGTGAAACCTGAAGAGGTACTACCGTGGGGAAAAGAATGGGTTGGGAATGTTATAACATATGATGTATTGTATGATTCGATTGATAAGGTGTATGATCCAGTAATTGTCCCGAGAAGAACACACCCTCTTATTTCAGCTTTAAGGACAAACCAGTTTGCTACCGGTGCTCATTACAAAATTCGATCCATAATTAATCACTTAAACATCAAATGGACTGCGGCTATTTGTGGAGGGGATGGGTCTGGGGGCATCAGTGCTTACCTATGTCGATCAAACCCAAATGGGAAAGTTCTGTTCAATAGTCTGCTGATGATGGATGGAATTAATTTTAAAGGGAGTCATCCTAGTCCTCCTTCCGCTCTAGTAGCACTGAGGGGAGGAGGAAAAAACTGCATCAATTTGCATGATGTATGGAAGCACCCGAGTGACTTAGCACAAAAATCAACGTGGGAATATTTTAAAAGAGAAGGGATAACAAAAGGGATTCATTGGGACCTCATTGTGCTTGACATGGAGGTAGTCAATGAAGACATGATAGAGGCGATTGAGTCTAATATCCAGCAGTATGGTTTACAAATACTCTCCCCAAGAGGCTCTATGATCCTTAAGAGTTACATTGGAAGATTGATCAATGCAAATGGCTTATTAAACAAATTGGGTCCGCAATTTCAATTTGTAAAACTGTGTCAAACGGAAGCTTCTAGCTCTTATACATCAGAAGTTTATGTAGTCTTTTACAGCTTGGAACTGACGACTGTTCCTCAGTTATATCCCGACAAACAAGACCTGTCTTTCAAGATAAGAACTGCATTCTGTTTCAAAAATCATGCAGATGAATTTAACCGAGCAAAAAGGTTACAACAGCAGGACTTGATGATTGGAGTTCCTTCCTCTTTGATCCCTGACCCGACAGTTGATTTGAGCACAATGCTAACCATCCTAGGTATGGAAAGCGGGTATGCTGTCTCAATTGCAAAATCATGGGTGAGATATAAGGGAAAGAATCATGTTAATTATTTGATAGCAATCACTCTCTTGTGTTGTGAGTCAAACTACCAGACAACTCACAAATGTTACAAGGAGATCACAATACCTTCCAATCCAAAAATTGCAAACATGATGGTAGTAACTTTAGCATTATGGATTTGGATTTCAATCAAACATGACTCATTGGCCCTGTACTCTCAAACTTATGAATTAATCAACTCACAGTCTGTAATCAATTTTGGCCCATTTTCAAGTAAAAAAGGATCTGTGTATCAAAATTGGAGCTTAACAGAGAAATTGGCCAAATCGAAGGTCTTCAGGATCAGCAGTCGTTCAAGTAGAATTGGTCAACTGGTCCGACTATATCAACGGATGTACCAAAGGGATCCAATGAAAATGGATGAGACGCAGATCCAGAATATTTTATCCTTTTATAACAAAGGTTTGATTCCCAAACGTCTCCTCTTCAGCACAGGAGTCATGAATTTTCTGTTGAATATGTAAATAATAGAAACAATTTGACGAGAAAAAAACTAGGGGTGCGGAGACTGTAAAATAAGTAATTGGTTTGTTTGTCTCCGT